GTAAAGATGCGCCAGGTGGAATATTAGGATTAGGTGATTTAGGCGTTGTAAGAATGTCGCCAATTGGTAGAGATGTAACCGCTATGGTCAGAGCGTATAAAAAAGAAGTAATTGCATGACACCTAGTACCGTTAGAGATAATCTAAAAACCGCATTACAGACTATCTCCGGATTGCGTGTTTTTGATTATGTGCCTGATTCTACAAACATACCTACCAACAATGCTTTTGCAATAGTTGGCCAGTTATCAATGAATTATGACTTTACATTAAATAGAGGATTTGATTCTGCAACATGTCAGGTAATTGTTGTGGTTGGCAGAATGAGTGAAAGAAATGGGCAAGAAAGATTGGATGGGCTACTTGCTTCATCCGGTTCAACTTCAATTAAATCCGCGATTGAAGCTGATAAAACTTTAAGCGGTGCTGTACAAACTCTAAGGGTTGTGTCTGCATCCCCTGGAACAATAACATCCGCTAATATTGATTACCTAAGTTATCAATATTCAGTAGAGTTGATAGGTTAGTAAGAGAGGAAAAATATGGCCATATTTATGGGTAACAAAGTTGCCGTGATAGTAGGTACAACTACCATTACTGATCATGTCAGCACTGTAAGCCTTGCACGCGAAATTGATCAGGTAGAAATCACTGCCATGAACGATACGCTAGCCAATGTAATTGGCGGAGTTGAACGAAGTACTGTGAATTTAGAACTTTACAATGACTTTGCTTCAGGATCAGTGAACTCATTGTTTGAAGATGCGTTAGGTACAAAACTTAACATTAAGTTAATACCAGTATCAGGAACAGTAAGTGCAACCAATCCTAGTTACACAATGTCATGCTTAGTTTCATCATGGACACCTGTAAATGGTGCAATTGATAGCGTAGCCAGTGTAAGTGTTTCGCTTCCAGTAACAGCCTTAACAAAATCAACAAGCGCGTAATAAAGAAAAGGTGGGACAATGCACAAAATTGAAATTGTTAAAAAAGATGGTAAGAAAGTAACCTATGATCTTACGCCATCCGCAAAGGTGGCATTTGAAGCCGAATTTAAGACCGGCTGGCGTAAGAGATTAGGCGAACTACAAATGGAATCGGACTTGTGGTGGTTTGCCTGGAGATTAGAAAAAGATGCAGGTAAAACAGATCTAGCCTTTGGTGATGATTACATCAATCAATATTCAGATGTTGATTTGATTTATGATTCAAAAAATGGATAGACCGACACGGCCAAATTTTTGAAGTCGCATCCGTGTCGGTTGCAACAGGTATTAGCCCTAAAGATTTGTTAGAGGTTGATCCAGCGATTTACTCAGCGATTAAAGCCATCTTGCAAGAAAAACATTACAACACCAAGAAGGCAACAGTTAGGCGAAAATGAAACCTTTTTATGCAGGATTGCCTGGCCGTCAAAGATCATTGGCGGCTACGCCTTCAATCTATGTTGAAAACCTAGATGAACTTATGGCAACCATGAAAAGAGTTGAGCCGGATTTACAAAAAGAATTTAGAAGAGAATTAACAAAGGCTGTAAAGCCTGTTGCAAAATTAGCTCAAAGTTTTGTACCACATGAGCCATTTCCAGGATGGCGTGATGTTGAACCTTCTTACCCACCTGCATGGGGTTGGGCTAATGATACAACTCACCGGGGTAGAACTTATGGTGAGAGTAAAAGAAGTAGATGGAAGTGGTCGCAAACAGAAGTTATACGCGGCATAAGAGTTAGCACTGCTAAAACTAAAGTACAAAGAATTAAAGGCATTACATACGGTGTAACCGCACTGGCAATTATTAACAAATCTGTACCAGGTATTATTTATGAGTTGGCAGGTTTTGGCACATCAAGATCTAGGGGCAGAACTAGGCGTACAAGCCGTAACCCAAATGCCAGTGAATCATTTATTGGTAAATTAGAAGGTACTGCTAATAGTGCAGGATATAAAGAAAAAAGATTGATTTACAGGGCATCACAACAATTAGGTGGGCAAGTAAATGATAATCTATATGGTGTGCTTAAAAAATATCTAGGCAAAGAATTTAGAGGTTAATCATGGCATTAAGTCAGTATGTAGCGATTAACTTCCTTACTAAGTTTGATAAAAAAGGCTTAGAGCGTGCCACAAAAGAATTAAAAGGTTTTGACAAGGTAGTTGCAACTGGATCATTTAGATTAAGAGCTTTTGCCAAAGCTGGTGGAATTGCGGCGGCGGCAGGCATGGCTTTGTTTGCTAAACGCTCAATTGATGCGGCTTTAGCCCAGGAAAGACTAGACAAGCAATTACAATTATCTTTAAGAAGTATTGGTCAAGAGTTTGAGTTGCCTGGAGTTAGAAATTTTATAGCGGATTTACAAAGCGCAACTAATATTACAGAAGATCAATTAGTGCCAGCATTGCGCCAATTGATTGCACAAACCGGAGATTTACAATCATCCCAGGTTTTATTAAGTAAAGCATTAGATATATCAGCCGGTACAGGTGCGGATTTAAATAGCGTGTTAAATGCTGTAAATAAAGCGGCAATTGGAAATTATGCGGCAATTGGTAAATTAGGCGTTGGTTTTACGGCGGCTGAAGCCAAATCAATGGGCTTTGTAAAGTTAATGCAAAGTTTAGATAAATATACAGGCGCGGCAGAAGATCAAACTAAAACCTTTGCAGGTCAATTAAAATCATTTCAAATTAGTGCCGGCGAAGCCACTGAAACTTTAGGACAAGGATTTTTAACTGCCGCTTCAATTATTGCAACTGGATCAGATGAGTTGGATGTTTTTGGTAAAAAGTTAGAAAAAGCGGCAACTACGGCTTCTGATTTAGCAGTGGGTTTGAGTTTAGAATTTGCAAAAGAAGGATTGGGTGCTTATTTAGATTTAGCACAAATTGGGTTAGAAGGATTAGTTGGTGATTCAAATGCTTTACAGAGAATTCAAAAACAAGGAAATAAATTAACACAAGAACGCATATTAAAAGAAAAGGGTTTGTTTGGGTTATCCGGTTCTGTTTTAAGTGAACTAGAAAAACAGAGCAAGACTACAAAACGCCAACTTAGTTATAGCGAAATATTAAAGAAAATTCAGGCTGATATTTTGGCTAGAGAAAAATCCACAACAAAAGAAAAAAGAGCGCAACAGGATTTAGAAAAAAAGAAGGCTGAATTATCGGCTATGTTTGATCTTGATCGCATTAACCTACAAGCGGCGTTGAGCCGTAAGTTAAATGGTGAAGATGAGTTGCGTGTAAAAATATTGCAGAAGTTAGCAGATGGTACTAAAGCCGCAGTTGATGAAGCACAACGCTACGCTGATGTATTAAAAGTAATTGAAGATGGTCAAATCACTACTGCTGAAATTGATATGTTGGCTAAAAAATGGGGCATTACAACTACTGAAGTTTTGATTTATTTACGCACACTGTTTATGGCTAATGAAGAATTGCGTAAAATGCTGGCATTGTTAGATGAAATTGCTAAGAAAAAAATAAACGCACCTACTATTTATTCTCCAAGTTATTTCACTGATTTGGCCAAAACTTTAGTTGGCACACCTAATTATGCCGGTATGACAGAAAAAGAAATTGCGGCTGAAAGATATAGGGAAAGTGGCGCAATTTATCGGGGCATACCGCTTATGGCTGAAGGTGGCATTGTTACACAACCTACCCTAGCCATGATTGGTGAAGCCGGATCTGAAGCGGTTATACCTTTAGATAAAATGGGTAGCTTTGGTACTACCGTAAATATCAATGTTGCCGGATCAGTTATATCAGAGGGTGAATTGCAATCTGTAATTCAGGATGCTTTGTATAACTTAAATAGATCAGGTGCGGTAACTCAATTAACTAACTTAGGTAGATAATGCCAGCCGCAATATTTAGAGCAGAGATTGATTTCTCGGGCGGTGCTTCGTTTGATCCGAGCCTTGTGCTTGATGATTCTGCAACACCTTTGGATTTTTCTGTATTAGGAACAGCCGCCGCAGATGTAATTGATATAACTGACTTTGTAACTCAATGTTATATTAGGCGTGCATTTAATAGATCATCAGATTCTTTTACCGGTGGTACTGCACGCATTACCTTTGTTGATGAAACTGGTGAGTTTAATCCAGCCAATACCGGTTCTAGCTTGTACGGCAAGATTAAGCCTATGCGTAAGATTCGCTTCACGGCAGAGTATTTAGGTG